CCGTAGCTGCGGCGGCCACCGAACAGGGCAACTCTCACGCCCTCGGCGTTGAACCAACAACCATCACATTCGTATGTGGTTTCACTTCCGGACACGACGGTCGGGATTCTGCCGATGTCTGATGCCATTTCCATCTTTGACATATATCCTCCGGATGTGCCTGTCACGGTCATTCCGGTGTTGACGTATCCTGTTCCCTCGGAATTGTACGGAGGAACTGCTTTCACATGATAGATTCCATTGACAAGCAGGAGACCCCTCACACGTTTCCAGTAGTTTCCGAAAAAGTTCTCGCAATAGAACATCTTGACCGCTGCTGCCGTTCCTGTGCTGCCGAAAAACTGTCCTTTTCCGTTGAGTGTTCCGGTTGCGAGGAAATTGTCTGCGGTGCTGCATCCCATGCCGAATTTTGTCTGTGAGTTCGTGTTGCACGAAATCATGGTACACATTTCATACATGAGAGTGCATTCAGAAAATGAGAGTTTATCCCATCTGTCGCCATTCTGCTGTGCTGCGGTTGTTTCCTGTTCATCTGTGAGTGATGCTGTCACTGTCTGTCCGGACAGAGAACGCAATCTCGAATTGATGACCGCACCCTCATACATCGGGAAATATGTCACAGGCAGAATGTTTCCGTCTGCGTCTGTGTGGGCGTATGCCTTGTATGTGCTGTCATACTGCTGTTCGCAGAAAATGACATAATCATAATTCTGCTGCGAATATCTCTTGACCCAAATCAGAGGAATCTCTGACATCGCATTTCCTCCGTATGAGGTATTTGCGACATCGGACGGAGTTCCGTCCAACTTGAGAGCATGATTCTCGTGATTGAGTTCATAGTCAACTGTTCCGTCAGTTCTCAACATGACCGGACGGTTGTTCTTTACGAACCACACCTCTCCCCAGTCACCATAATCGAATCCCCCTCCGGAGAAATTCATTCCGGCAGGTGTCATCCCCACCGCATCAAGGATATATTTGACACGAGTTGCCGGATTGCTGTCCAGTCGATTGATTCTCATGCCGTATCTTTTCGGCTTTTCTGCTGCACCCTCGATGATTCTCTGTGTATTGGCAAGGATTTCCTGCGATGTGGATTCCTTTGCCATGAAAATTCTTTCACCTGCTGCCATTACGTTGTTACCTCCTCATTTTCTTCTTGTGCTGCGGTTGCCTCCAACTCCTCAAAGTAGAGTGTGCCGTTCGACAGACCCATTCGATACTTGATGCCTGTCTCGTCGTCCTCAAGTTCAACCGTCATGACCATTGATTTCATCTCTGCCAGTAACGCCTCACCCTTTTCAACCATGTTTTTATAATAGGTTTCTGCGTTGGTGTCCATTCCGGTCTTGATTTCTCTGACCTCCTCAATGTCAAACGTGACAGGCAAATCCATGAACTCGGTCGCACCGTTTCCCACTCGGATGATTCGGTGTCCGTCTGCCGTGATTTCGAGACCGAGTTCGCCGTCATCAAGAACTCTCTTGCTTTCAGTCCATTCCGCTGTCGTGCCTTTCTTGATTGTGATTGTCGCTGTTGCCATCCCTTTCCTCACCTCTTTCTTTTAAATCGTGTGTGTTGTTCCTGCGATATACTTGTCATAGTCGGTTGTGAATGGTGTTCCTCCCTTGACCAGTAGCAAATCAGTGGATGTCGGCGTTCCTCCGTCCACATTGATGTTGATGTCTGTTTCCAGTTGCCGGATGCGTTCATAGTAGTCTTTGACTGCTGCCAGTATTGCATCAAGACCGCTCTGCGAGATGATGATTTTGTTCGCCTCCTCGGTCGCCTTGAGACATGCCTCGGTCTGTGTGATTGCCTGTTCCATTGCCTCCACACAGTCCGCAATGGCTTTCGCAGTGTCATCCTCTCTCCGGCTCTCACGGATTTCTCTCGCCCTTTCTGCGACCTCTCTCGCCTTTTCCGCTGCTACCCTTAACGCCTCGGCTGCATCAATGGAGATTTGTGTCTCCTGTGCTATTTGCAGAGCCTCTCTTGCTGCTGCAATGGTGTTCTCAAGTCTCGTGTATTCTCCGGAGTGCATGATTGCAGCATCGTTCCTCTGCGATGGAAAAATCTCCATCTCAAAATTTGCCGATGTCAGCAATGCACCGTTTTGATACAACTGCACCTCGCACACCGCTGTTCCGTGAACCGCAAGCATCCCTCTCGTCAAAGGAACGAGAGCCTCATTTCCGACTTTCAGTCCGTCATTATGGACTGGTGTCTTGTCCGGTTTCGTCATGTTGACGATAACCTCTGCATTGTCCGGAATCTCATACACCACGCCGTCCTCCATGAGCGTCACGCCGATGTATCTCGTTCCCATGTCCATCTGTTTGGCTGCCACTGCAAAATGCTGTGTATCGCCGTACAAATCCACTTTTATGTGTCTGATGATTTCCATTTCCTCACCTCCGTTCTATGACAATTCCTGCTCGGTCTTTTGCAACTCCTCAAATGAGAGCCTTGTGTTTGCCAGTTCCACCTTGTTCTTTTCCCTCGTCTGCGGATACTCATATATTTTCACGATGCGGTGTTTCTCACGGAGATTCGCAGATTTTGAAATCAGATGCACCGTGTCGCCCAATGCAATGGCAAACACTTCCCGATATTGCTCTTTTTCCTCCTCGTCCTGCACTGCCTCGGCGAGATTGATGGTTTCTGCCGTGTATGATTTATACGGTTTTGAAATCTCATCCAGTTTCGCCTCGCCATCCTCTCGGAGTGATTCTGCGGAGGTGTATCTTTCATCCCTCCATGTTTTCGTCTTGACCTTTCTCGAATACTGATAATTTTCAAGATAGTTCTTGCCATCAATATCGAGCATCAATCCGTCCTTTCCGATGCAGATTAGCCTCGTGCAGAAATCGTATGAATTTGACTGTATTTTCAACTTTTTCAGATTGAGGCGTTCCATGAAATACGCCCCTCTGTCCTCGCCTATCTTTTCATAGATGGCGATTGTCTTATTGATAGAATCAAATTTGATTTCACACCGATACGTCGTGATGACCTGTTGAATCACTTCCCATCCGGAACAGTTGGAATCAAACGACACCGTCCTTTTCTTTTTCACCTCGCACAGAATCACCGTCCATGATGTTCCTGCGATTGCCTCGCCCACGCATTCGTCGGCAGTGACCTCCGTCGTTTTGAATCCGGTCGGGAACTGCTTTCCCTCTAACTCCTCCACGTTCATCGTTCCGGTGCATTTATACCATGTGTCTGACGGCTCAATCTGCTTGATGACAAACTCGTCCTCGTCCGTCCGCAGATATGCCTCCTCTTTGATTTCCGCTGCATAGTGGTTATCTTTCCGGAAAAAGAATGCGATTTCCTTGTCTCCGGTCTTGAGGGTGCTTGCGATGCAGATTTCTTTGATTCCCGACAGGTTGCACACCTTTTCGTGCATATCGTTGAATAGTTCCATTCTGCACCTCCTAGAGCCACATCGGATTGTATTGCAATGTCACGATGGCATTCTTGTCCGAGAAAATGAGGTGATGATTCTTGTCTTTTCCGGTCTTTAGGAAAGGAAATTCCATCATCCCCTCAACGTCTGCGAATTTATTCGCTCCGTCCATCGTGACGAATCCTTTTTTGCTGTCAATGACCACCGTCGAACCTCTCGGAATCGTGTGGATGATGATTTCGTCCGAAAATCCGTTGATTCTCATTTCCTCGATGTATTCCACTGCTGTGATGCTGATTCTGCACGGTGTCCATCTATTCCCGATTGTATCAAACACCGCCTCATGAACTTCCTGCCACGAAATCGTGACCTCGTCACTGAACCAGTATCCGGCGAATGTGAACTCTGCTGTGTATCTTCTTTTCGTGATGGTCTTGTTCAATGTGTTTGTGGTCATGAATCCCATGAACTTGCGTCGGTATCCGTCGAGTGTCAGCACAACTCCCTTTTGCAGTTCTGCATGGAAGTCGCTGACATGCTGCATGATTTCATCTCTCGTCTCTCCCCGGAACAGGACACCCACTGTCACGCCGGACAGTGGTGTGTATGTCTCGCCCTCGGATGGTATCAACGCACCCTCGTACATGTCATAGTTCACAGCAGTTTGAGGAGGCTCGAAAACGACCGTCAACTGCCTCGCATCGAACTCTCGAATGTCTGTGCTGTCTATCTTCATTCCTTACCTCCTCTTTTTGATGTCTATGGCGAGATTATCGCTCACCTTTTCCGTTGTTACATTTGCCACTTCATCGCTGTCGATGTATGTGTGAACCTCTGTCTTGACATTGACTGCCGTCTGAATCGCCTGCAATTTCCTGTCAAGCATCCGGTTTAATCTTGCATAGAACGGTTCGAGAGGGAGAATTGCCTCCGCTCCTGCCTCACCGCCCACCATGAAGTTGTTGCCATTCGCCCCGAACACGGTCGGTTGTAACATGATACTGCCTGTCTTGTACCACTCTATTCCGAATGACGGAACAGATGGAGGATTGAGGCTGAAACTTCCGGAGATGCTGAAATGTGGCAGTTTAATCTTTGGCAACGACCACTCGAAATTAAATGCGTTTTTCATTGCATTGATGGCGTTCTGCACTGCCGTCTTTGCTGCATTTATAGGTGTTTCGATTGCCGATTTGATTCCGTTCCACACTGTCGTCACTGTATTTTTCAACGCAGTGAACACGTTGCTCACGGTCGTCTTGATAGTGTTGACCGCTGTCGACACCGTCGTTTTTGCCGTATTGATGGCGGTCGAGATTGCCGACTGGATTCCATTCCATATTGACGTTGCCGTCGTCTTGATGGCATTGAACACTGTTGTGACGGTCGTTTTGACCGCATTGACCGCTGTTGTGACCGCCGTCCGAATCGCCGTCCATACGGTCGTGATGGTGGTCTTGATGGCATTGACTGCCGTCGTCACGTTCGTCTTGATGGTATTCCATACAGTTGTGACCGTCGTCTTGATGGCATTGACCACCGTTGTCACTGTTGTCCGGATTGCCGTCCATACGGTCGTGACCACCGTTTTGATGGCATTGACCACCGTTGTGACGTTCGTCTTGATGGTCGTCCACACTGCATTGATGACATCCCGAATCGCATTCAGAATCGTCGTCACGTTCGTCTTGATGGTCGTCCATACCGTCGTGATAACGGAGAGGATTCCCGAAAGGATGAACTCAATTCTCGCAAGGAAGAAATCGAAAATCGTCATGATGATGGTCTTTAGACCCTCAAGCACTGACTGCACCTTGCTCTTGATAGCCTCCCACACCGAACTGATAACTTTTTTGATTGCTGTCATAACGGTCGAGATGACTGTTTTCACGTTGTTGATTGCCGTCTCAATTTTCTCTTTGATGGCATCCCATACCTCAATGACAACATCTTTGCAGTTCTCCCAAATAAACCGGAACGGCAGTGTGATGATTGCCACTGCTGCATTGATAATCTCTCGAATCGTCATGAACGCCACCGTGATGATGTTCTTGATTGTGTTGAACACATTCGAGACGACCTCGCTGCACTTTGCGAACACGTTGGAGAATGCCGTTTTGACTGCGGTCAGTTTCTCCGTGACTGCGGTTTTCACCTCTGCCAGTTTGCTCGCAAATTTCTCTTTTATTGCTGTGAGTTTGCCTCCGGTCAGATTATCCACGAAAGTGAATCCGGCTGTGTAATAGCCTTTGATTCCCTCCCATGCTCCGGCGACTACTCCTTTTATGCCTCCACCATTTTCCTCGTATGCTGCTTTGATGTTGTCCAATTTCTCGACGACAGTGTCTTTTGCTGCTCCGAGGATAGTGCCTGCGATTTCCTTGACTTTTCCGAATGCCTGCTGTGTTGCCTGCCCGAAATCCGATTCAAGGAATTTATTTTTTATTTCTGTGAGTTTGCCTCCGGTGAGTTTGTCCACGAAATCAAATCCGGCTGTGTAATAGCCTTTGATTCCCTCCCACGCTCCGGCGACTACTCCTTTTATACCTCCACCGTTCTCCTCATAGGCTGATTTGATATTGTTCAGTTTTTCGGTGACGGTCTCTTTTGCTGCCGTCATCGCATTTCCGACGACTTCTTTGACCTTTCCGAATACATTTGAGACAACCTCTGCAATCTTGCCGAATGCCTCTTTGACGGTCGTCCATAATTTATTGACCGCATTCCGGAACGTCTCTGAATTGTTGTATAATGCAACGAATCCGGCGACCAGTCCTGCAATCGCAAGGACGACGATTCCGATAGGATTTGCCGACATTGCTGCGTTGAGCAACCACTGTCCGGCTGCCGCTGCCTTTGCTGCTACCGTGTGAGCGATTGTCGCTGCCGTTCCTGCCGTTGTTGCCGTCGTGTTTGCTGTCGATGCTACTGTCGACGCTGTTTCCGCTGCTGTGTCTGCGACCGTTGCTGCCGTCTTTCCTGCCAGTTTTGCGACAATCTTCGGAATGATGTCACGCATGGTCTTGTATGTATTGACTGCGGTCTTTATTCCCTGCCCCATCTTGCCGATTGCGACAGTGGCATGTGCAATCGCTGCAACGAACAGTCCGACCTTGATGATTGTCTGCTGCTGCCCCTCGTCTAAACTTCTAAACCAGTCGCACAGAGTTCCAACTTTCTCGGTGAACCCCTCAATCATCGGAGTGGCAGATGTCAAAATCGTCTGACCGAACTGCATCACGGTATTTTTCAACTCATTGAGTGCCAGTTTGATGTCATACGACGTTGTTTTCATTTTGTCGAATGCCGTGTCTGTCGCTCCGGTCGATTCTCGCATCTGTCCGAGAGTGGAATTGAATGCGTCTGCACTGCCATTGAACAGAATCAATCCGGCTTTCGCTGCCTCTGACGAGGAGAACATGTCACTCATTGAGAGATTCTGTTCTTTTGCTGCCTCGTCCACGATAGCAAGGACATCCGCAAGGCTCGCACCCTCTGCCATCAATTCCTTGAATGACTTTCCGGTCTTTTCACGCAGAATCTTGTCTGTTGTGCTGCCAGTCTTTCCCAACTCATTGAGCATCGCATTCATGTACGTCGTGGTTTCTGCTGTTGCAACACCGTTCGCCGTCATGATTGCATATCCGGTACATAACTGGTCAAGTGCCACACTGTTGGCATTTGCCGTCGGGATGACTTTACCCATCGCAGAGGACAACTCCGCAACGGTCGTCTTTCCGAGATTCTGCGTCTGAATGAGCATATCAGACACATTTGCGACCTGTTCTGCCTCTAAACCGTAGGCGTTGAGGATTGTGGTCAGCAGGTCGAGCGTGTCTCCGGATTCTGCAAATCCGGCTGTCGCCAGTTTCGTGGACTGACGAACGAAATCCACTGCATCCGCTGTCTCCTGCCCTGCACTGATTGCGTTATAGACATTGTCAGCAATGTCATCCGCTGCAATTCCTGTCTCATTTGAGAGACTGACAATCGCATCCTCCATCTCTCCGACTGACACCTGTCCGGTGTCCATGATGGTGGATACTTTTGCGATGGAATCCTCGAAATCCACTGCCATCTTTGTCGCTGCTGTCGCAAAGGCTGCGATGCCTGCTGACACGACCATCATTTTCTGACCGAACGCCTCAAGTTTCTGCCCTGCTTTGTCGCATCCGTCAGCAAACGCATCGAGTTTATGGTCTTTCAGTTCTTTGTTGACCTTTGCAAGTTCCCCCTCCATTTCGGAGAGTTTTGCCTCTGCGTTATTGGCTGCGATTGCCTGCTTGTTGAGTGCTGTCTCGGTCTGATTTATGGAGTTTTCACTCGTTTTCAACTCGGTCTCAAGTTTGGTCAGTTCCTCTTTGAGTTTCTTCGTTTCATCCGAGTTCTTTCCGGTCGCCTGTGCAGAATCCTCATAGGCTTTCTTTGCAGCATCGACTTTCGCTTTCAGTTCATCGTGTTTCGTTTTCTGTTCTGACAGTCTCGTGGAAAGTTTTCCATACTGGTCGCCTGCCAGTTTTACAATTTCTTTTTGGAGTTTTATCTTGTCAGATAATGCTCCTGCCTTGTTTGTGAGGATGTCGGTTTGAGACCCGAATGCCTTTGCTTTCGCCTGCGTCGCTGTCCATTGGCTTGCGAGTGCTTTCGCCTCCTGTGCCATCGACTTCATTGTCTTTTGATACGAATTTGCGTCCGCAGTCGCTTTCACGCTTACATAAGCCATTCAGTTCCCTCCTCTCCTACTGCTTTTCGTTTATTGTCTTGATTGCAAATTTCATGTAATCAAGCAATGCCACGATGTCAGTCTCAAGGCATTGACTGTATGAATTATTTAATAACTTAATTGCTATCTGAATCACTCTGTCGATATTGTCCGAGCAGACCTCCCATATATTCCTTTGGGTGTCTGCCTCGTCATATCCATTTTCACGGTCATAGTCATCGAATGCCGATGCCTCCTGCTCCACAGGCTCGTCCATCAACTCTAAAAACTTCGGAGTGATGACCTGCTGCATCACAAAATGGATGCTCTTTGCTGCGACCATGACCTCAACGATGTCCGTCTCCCCTAATTCTTCAAGTGACATCCTGCTGCCGAATATTTCCTGTGCAATCTTTTGATTGAAAAACAGTGCATCCGACAGACAATCGCCGTCGTTTTTCTTCATGAGTTCCACATATTTCCGGTACTGCCCGACCGTGATGTGATTCACGAAATGTCTCTTGTCTCCGCAGGCGATGTATATTTCCGGCATCACTTGACGACGGTAAAATTTTCCTGTATCTTCTCCATTTTCTTCTGAATCTTCTCTGCGATGTCCATGTCGACCATCATAAACTCGGTGATAATTTCATCGGCAGAGAGACCGATTTCCACGTTTTTCAAATCCTCAATCGTGAACTGGTTTCCATACAAGCGAACAATCCACTCACACATCAACTGAATGTGTTCTCTTTTGTATCCTGCTGTTGTGCCTCCATTGATAGCCTCTGACGCATCCAAATAGTCCATGTAGTCATCTGCACCGATTTTCGGCATCGTGTACTCTTTGTGATTGATTACGATTTTATGCTGTGCCATTTTGATTCCCTCCTGTTATCGTTTTATTTATTAGCCTGCAACTGCTGCCTGCTCTTTTTCCTGCACCTTGCTGAACCAGTCTGTGATTGCTGCCTTTGCGTCTGCATGTTCATCGAGAAGATTGCTCTCGTCGACAACAATCTGATAGAGACCATCTTTCTGTCTGTCATAGAAATCGCCCTTGATGGTGTTGCTCTTTCCTGTGACTTTCTCTGCCTGTGTCTCATGCTCGTCGTCGACACCCTGTCCGAACTTACCGCAATATAACCATACAAATTCATACTTTCCATTTCTTCGTTTTGTACGGTATCCGAGAGCGAGTTCCGGTGCGAGGTCGTCCTTTGATTTCACAAGGAAACCATTCTCATACAACTGACCGAAAATCAACGCTCTGTCCTGCGGTGCAAGTGTTGCGATTTCGATTTCCACCTCTGTTCCCTCATAGGATGTGATTGTCTCCTCTGTTCCGTCATCGGAGTACACTTTTTCACTTGACCACTTATCAGAAATCTTTGCATTGATTGCTCTTGCCAGTTTCACCGGAGTTTCTGTTGCATAGGCGGTCTGCGTGTTCTGTGTCAGTTTTGCGACATAAATGTCTCTTAAACCGCAATATCTGCTGCGTACGATTGTTTCTGCCATTTTTATTCCTCACTTTCTTCATAGAATTTATTGAATCTTTGTGCTTTCATGTAGATTCCATTTTGAGGCTCTGAATCATCTGCATTTCTTCCCCCGAATTGGAATCCGTGTTTTTTCATGAGTTTCTTGATTTTTGCTGCCAGTGCGACCTCGTCCTCTTTTGAGAAGATTGTCACCTGCACCGACAACTGAACACCCTCTGCGTCGTCATCCGAATGACTGTCATCCGTCTCGCCCAAATCCCACAAGGTCACATGTGTGGCATTGATGTCTTTTCTATACCACCCCTGCACGACCTGCGTTCCGGCATCCGACACCTCTTTGAGAGCGTCCGTTGCGTCCTTGATGATGTCTGCCATCGAATCACCCCACAGTCTTGTCTAAAAAGTCTTGATATTCCTGTTCTGCGATGCTCTGAATCTGCCCCTCGGATGCACGACCTGCCTTGTATATAAATTCTTGAGGCGGTCTGTCGACTGTTCCCCAGTTGATGAATTTCACATAAAAGTGTTCGCTGTTGTCCGATTTCGTCCATCCCACATCTGCCTCGGCTCTCGTTCCGCTCGTTTTCACCTTTGCAATAGGAACTGCATCCGCTGCGTGACCGGATGGATGCGATTTTGACCCGAATCCTCGTCCGGAGAGTTCTTGATTTTTCGATTTTGGCATCCGGCTCGACATTTCTCTTTCGATGATTGGTTGAGCCTTTGTCACGATGTTTTTGTTAAGATTTTGAATCTCTTTATCTGTCGCACATTCTTCCAGTGCTTTGACCAGTTCATCCAGTCCTTGAAATTCCATCTCAATCCTCATAAAATCACCGCCTTGTGTCATATTCTGACACCCTATGAAACACGGTTTCCTTTGAGCAGGAAATGCGTTCCGTTCTCCACTGGTGTCATCGAATAAATCTTGAATATATCTCCCTTATAATTGACCGAGAACTCTTTGAGGTGCATCCGCATCGCCTGCGTCTTTTCGCATCTTCTCACCTTAAAAACCGCCGTTTCCTCAAGAGATTGCTGCAATGCAGCATATTTCTCCGTACTTAACAGGTCAGAGACATCACACCAGCATTTGAAATATTCCTCCTGTTTGGTTTTATACCTGCCATCCACCACCTCGGAGGTCTCTCTGATGATGGCTATTCGTCCGGTCATGCTCCACCTCCGTATATCTCTTTGAGCAACATCGAGGAGACTGCCGTCTGCATCGTCTTTCTGTCCTTTCCGTACTTCTCACGATTGTCGTATAGGTCTTTCACGAAAATGAGAATCAGCAGATGTTGCCGTTTCGACAGATTGTCAGCATCGAAATTCGGAATCAGTTCCACCATCTCCTCGATGCTCACATCTATCATCAATTCAATGATGTCCTCGTCGTCCTCATAGTCTATGTGATTGTATTTTTTGCAATCCGCAAGCAGTTTCTTTCTCTGCTCCGCTCTTTCTTCATCCGTCATCTGTTCCACCTGCTTTCATTTGCAGGCGGTCATTGCTGACCGCCCTTTGAATTATCCCTGCACTGTCTCGGTGATGAATCCCTTGACCACTGCTGCCTCGTCAACAGGCTGCACATCAAAACGGTCTCTGACCTTGATTCCGGTCAAGTCTTTCTCCCACAAGCCTGCACCCTTGTCATTCATGTCGATGGTCAGCACGTTGCGGTCAAAGAGTGTGATTGCCTCTTTCAAATCGCCCATATAAACCGGATGTTTTGCACCTGTTTCGATGGTCACGCTTTTGATGACCTTGTTTGAAACCTTGACAATCGGATACTTGCCGAACAATAACATCTGTGTCGGCTGTGTGGGATTCGGCTGCAAGATATACTTGCCATCCTCGTCCTTGAGTTTATCAAGGAAGTTGTAACCGCTCTGATTTGTGATGACCATTGAACTGGTTGCAATCGCAGGGTCAAGGGATACGTTGAAAACGTCCTTGATGCTGTCGAGGTTGGAGATTGCCACCTCTTTTCCTGCGGTCATGGTATCCAGTACCTTGAGAATCATCGCATTTCGTGTCGCCTTTGTCTTTTTGGCAATCCATTTGTTGATGTATGCCATGATATTGGCTGCGGTATCCTCGAATAATTCAGCAGTGATTTTCAGAATACCGCCCTTTTTCTTCACCTTATAGTTGACCTGTTTGAACTCCGGTTCGTCCATGTCCGGAAAATCTGCTGCCTCGTCAACATTGTCGAATGGCGTTGATTCTGCATCAACTTCAATGTTTCTCGAACCGCTCTTTGTTGTTACGTCCTCGACATTGACATACTGCTCAAGGTTGTCATCGCTGCGTCTCAACTCGATGATGTCGGTTCTGATGTCCTCCGGAATGGTCACGCCGATTCCCATTTCGCCATCATCGCCTGCTGTTGTGTCGGATGTGAGTGCATCCTTATACACTTTGACATCCTCCTCTTTTGGTTCACTCTTGAGAAATCCGCATTTGACAATATTGACAAACGCTTTCACAAGAGTGCTTTTCTTTGCTTTGGGGTCGGATGCTCCTCCTGTGATGTCCTTTGCCTTGCCTGTTCCCAGTGCGTCCTCGATGCCGTCCATGTCATCGTCCTCAAGGTCTGCAAGCAGATTGAACTTGTCCTGCAACTCAACAAGTTCCTGCTTTGCTTTCTTCGCCTCGTCCATCTTGCCCTCTGCGACAAGGGATTTCACTGCGTTCTTTTTGTCATTGATTGCTTTGAGCAATTTCTGCATTTCTTTGTTCATTTTTTTGTCTCCTCTCTTTTTAAACTCCGTACTCGTCCAAATCTCCGAGCAGGTCATCAATTTCCTGTTGTCTTGCTTTGTCTGCTGCCTGCTGCTCTCTCGCATCTAATGCGTCAATGACCGCCTGCACAATGTCCTGTGTTGCTGTCGTTTTCAGATTCTCCGGCAGATTGTTGTATCTTTCAAAGAAATCCGATGCACACGCTGCGACTGCTGCCTGCTGCTCAATTTCCACATCGAAATATTGTGCGACCTCATTGCCATTCATCCATGTCTCTGCGTCCACAAGTGCCTTGATGGTCTCTCTTTCGACCCCATCCTGCACATGCTCCATGTAGATGTCGAGAATGGATTCCTCGCATTTATTCAACTGCTCAATCACTGCCTCGAAATCGTCGGCATTGCCCCACGCCACACAGAGCGGTTTGTGAACCATACATTGAGCACCGGATGCGAAATGCAATTCGTCGCAGGCGAACATGATGACGGATGCGATACTCGCTGCCATTCCGTCCACATATCCGGTCTTGTGACCCTCGTGTCGTCTCAACTGGTTATAAATTGCCAGTCCTGCGAATACGTCGCCACCTCCGGAATTGAAATAGATGTCGATGTCCTCGTATTTGTCAATCTGATGCAGGAAATCGGCGATGTCCTGCGGACATTTATCCTCCTCGTACCACATGGATTCCCATGTCGCCGATACGATGTCGCCATAGAAATAGAGCGAGCATCTCTGTTTCTGTTCATCCTCTTTCAAATCCAAATACCCGACCTTGTCCACCTGTCCGGTTCGTTTATTTTTCTTTGTGAAATCAAATCGTTTCATCTTCGGCATTCTCCTCACCTCCCTCCGATTCTTTTTTTTCGGTCGTTTGCTGACCTTTTTCGGTGTATTGCACACCTGCCTTTTCAACCGGAATCACGTTTCCGTTTGCGAGGAGAACGTCTCCTCCTTTAGCATCCGACATATCAAGATGGTGTCTCGCCTCGTTCGGCTTGAGGATGCTGTTCTTGACACCATTTGCGAGGTATTCCATCTGTGTCTTTGAATCAGTTCTGAAAAGAACTTTTTCATTGAATTTGAAATACATTCCGTCATCCTGCTCGTCCGGTGTGAGGAGTTTGAAATTCAATTCCTCCTCGTACTGCTTTATGATGAAAAGCATGGTGTCGACATAGAATGACAACTGCTGCATTTCTGAATTGCTATATGACGATTTCTCATAGTCATTGATTTGATTCGGTTTCACTCCGAACGCTGCTGCAATCTGCAACGATGTATATTTTTTCAGTTCAAAGAACTGGGAATCTGTCAACTTGATGTCGAGTGGTGTCAACTTCATTCCGAGAGGCACGGGCAGGATTCGTCCGGTGTTCTTTGCACCGCTGCCGAACTCCTCGAAAGATTCTCGGAGTGCCTCTTTTGCCTCTTTGTTGAGTGTTCCTGTGTATTCCAGTACCGCCTTTGCAGACAATCCGGATTCGTACAACTTATTCATGAAATCCTGTGACGCTGCTGCACCGTTCACGGTATCCTGCAAAATCTTCTGTACTGGGAGACCTGTGATTCCGTCGAGGCTGTGTGATGTCTTAAAGTGCATCACCTCGTCCGTGCTGAATATGTATCTCTTTCCGGATGTTGGGTCGGTGTAGACGTACCACAAACGCCCCACTCCTGCGAAAATACCTGCGTCGTCGACGATAATCTGCACACAACTGGACTGCATCACCCACAGGTCGAGGACTTTCAACTCGCCTCCGTATTTCTTCCGGATGAACTTCCTCCGGATGTAGACATAGGCGTTTCCGTAGTGGTTGCGGTTCATCTCGACCGTGTTCCAAAATACTGTCGGTGTCATGAACGGATTCGGTCTCGTCTTAATGAGGCGAGATGTGTCCGTGTCATCCGGTTCGATGATGCCCTCCTCTGTCGACTGATAGAATTTGAGTGGCATCTTTGCCAGCGTCTCCGACAGCATCTTGAGGCAGGTGAAATATGTCACCTCTGACAGAGGTTGTCTCCTCTTTTTGCCTAAAAGTCCGAGAAAATCCGGCGAATTGATTCCGAAAGTCTTGTACGATTCCGGTTCTGCTGCATTCACTGCTCCGTTCCTGTTTCTCCATCTTTCCATTAAGTTGCTGTATGCTGTTTTGAATGGATTCATCGGTTCTCACCTCCGTTCTCTTTGTATTGTTCTTTCAAGGCAAGCCATTCAGACACGAAATCATTTGCGTCCGGCTTGTACTCGTCTTTCATTGCGAGTTTCCATGCGTCGATGATAGCGTCAATCGGGTCGATTCTGTCCTCTGTGATGTCTTTGTCGATTTTGATTTCTCCGTAATTGTTGGAGATTGTCTTTGCATTCGCAATCGACCATGTGAGGAGTTCATCTGCCGGAACGACTTTCTTGTTCTTTCCGACTTCCACGCCCTCGATTTCCACGTTTCCGACGAGGATTTCCAGTCTGAAATCGACTGTCGCATCGTTCAACTCTTTCGCTGTCTGCGTGATTGAGATGGAATCCCATCCCATCGCCTCAAGGTCAGAGAGGAATGCCGATGCGTTGTGTGGGTCGTAACAAATCATTTGAGGATTGAGGTCGTACTGCTCAATCATCTCTTTCAAATACGTCAAAATGTATTTGTAATCTGTTTTGATACCTCCCAGTGTATAGGTCGGTGTCACGAGACCCTTTTCAATCCAAACATCATACGGAACTTTGTCCGTCTTGATGTGTTCGTCCACCCTGCTCGCAGGAATGAACGAGTGTGTCTTGACGAAATACCTCTTTTCTCCATCCTCGCCCACGAAAGGAATGACGATGGCGATGGATGTGAGGTCTCCACCGGATGACAGGTCAACTCCCACATAACACTTTGACCCTCTGAAATTTTCCAGTGTCTTGAGAACTGCGAGGCGTTTCCACTTCTTGATGTCCTTGATGTACTGGTGATTTGACCACTGAATCCATTGATTCAACTGTTTCACGAGAAAATCTCGCAAATCCTCGCCACCCATATCTTTGGCAGTGGATGCGACCGGAATCATGTTCTCAAGTGCATCTCTATCGAATGCGAGAATCGGATTCGCTTTTATCCAGTTCTCCGGTTTCCACATGTCATCATCTTCATTCATCTGTGCGATATATACGAACTGTGCATCGTTCTCAAATACGCCCTTGAGAAGATTGCAGCAATACTCATACAGTTTGTAGCACGGTGATTTCAGATTGAATCCGGCTGTCGTGATGACTGAAATCAATGCGGATTTCAGTTTCTTGATGCCACCCTCAAGCAGTTTATACATCTGATTCGTCTTGTGGGCGTGATACTCGTCAACGATTCCGAGATATGCTCTGAAACCGTCCATCGACTTCGTATCACCGGACACCGCTTTGATGACCGAGTGTGTCAGCAGGCAATCAATCGTGTTGTTGTGTTCATGTACTTTGAACCATGCCTGCAACTCCTCGTCGCTGTTTATGAATTTGATGACCTCCTGCAAAACAATGTTCGCTTGGTCTTGCTTTGTAGCAGTACAGAATATTTTTCCGTATTTGTAACCGTCAAAATTGCCGTAATAGGCTGCGAGAATACCATTGATGAATGATTTGCCGTTCTGTCGCCCTAACTGGACGTATGAGGTACGAAAACGACGGTGATGGACACCGCTTTTCGGGTCTGCTGTTTTCTTTCTCCATCCATTCAGTGACCCCAAAATGAAACACTGGAACGGATAACAAGTGACCTGCTCCTCCTCGTCACCCTCGGCGATGACCAACTCCTCGGCGAAATTGATGATTTCCTCTGACTTCTCAACATCAAAATAATAGATGTATGGTGCTGCTTTTGACTTTTCAAGGTCATCAAGATGCCTCTGACATGCCAGTTTGACATATTCTCCGGCAATCTCTTTCCCTGCAATGACATCAACTGCGTACTGTGTGCAGCGGTCTATGATTTCAGTGCGTTTCGCCATACACTATTTTGCGTACTTCGCAAATTTGTTTTCCGGCTTTTGCTCCGGTGCTTTCGGTACGACTAAACGGCATCGACTTGACACCGTCAGTCCGAAATCACTCGCCCCCTGCCTGCACTGTTTCCAACACCTGTCTTGAATAATCAAGAGACGCTCCTGTTCGCCGTTCACGACCTCTCTTTCTCCGACCTGCGTCTGTTCCATCTTTCCGGTCTCCGGATTCATCTGCTCCTTATAAACCGGAATCATGATGGTGAGAGGAATCTCGCTCAACTTCTTTGTGACTTCGAGATACTTCTCTTGTGCAATCAGCAGTCTCGCAAGTGCGTCACAGTCCACATTTGCAATGAGTTTGATTTCGAGCAGTTCTTTCGCCAGTTTCCGGAACTTCTTTTTGAGTTCCGGTGACAAATATGTGGGAGGCTTTACTTTGTCAGATGGTGCTTTGACCTCCGCATTTTTTCGAGCCTCAATTTCCGCTTTTGTGAGGTGTTTTTTTCCTTTCAAAACCACCAAATCGGTCGGTTGTCTTGTTCCTGCCATGCAACAACAAACCCCCTTTCCGTCTGATGTTCCGGTGATGTGGTGTCACATTCTGACACCCCTCTAGGCTGACCCCATATTTTGAAATTCTCGTGGGGAGTTTTCTCCGAATCATTCGGGGGGTGCGACTAGACCGAATCCGGTCAAAACTTTTTCGATACCCCCTGCCTCTTTGAAGTGCTGCACAATCACCTGTCGAATCCTCGCTTGCGTTGCTCTCATGGTTGCCTTGTCTTGTTTGTATAGTGCTGTGATTATGTTGTGAGAGTTATGGCTGACAGGGAACAGATTCAAAGGATTGAGCCTCTGATTCCAGTCATCTTCTAACTCGATGATGTGGTGTATCGGGTCGGATGGTTGGAGTGGAATCAGTTCATCCAATACATACAGAGCATAGATGTCTATGTGGTCATAGACCGCCTGCATTATCGGGCGAATCGCTCGCCATTCCTGCGATAGATAGAACTCTGCTGCCCTCTTGTCACGCCGTGTATTGTTATACACAACATGTCTCGACTGCTGCCTTTGTTCACACTTCTCGCACATCTTCATCGTCTGCGGAATCATCACTCCGCACCTGCACACTTTATACAACATCACCTCACCCCTTTCGTCGCCTGCTGCCGTGTTTCTTTCATAAGGCAGCAGGTTTCACACTGTGTCCTGCTGCCCCGATAACAGGAGGGCGAACAGAGGCAAGAAAAAAAGCGACTGCATCTCTGCAATCGCTCCTCACAACTGTTCACGTTATCATTTTATCACTTTGATTTTCACTTTTGTTCCCCATCTTTTCACGCCATTTTCACGGCATTTTCACGCCTTTTTCACAGCAATCTTGCAATTTTCAATCGCTTTTGCACCGAATAATTTGATTGACAGGCGTCCCACCATAACCTTGCACCATGTTTTCGGTGCATTCTTTCCGCAGTTGTGTTTCTCTCTGATGTCCTCGTATGTCTTGCCGTCAATGTATCGCATCCGGAGAGCGTCGAACTTGTATCCCTCGCCTGCTGCCTCTGTCTCTTTCTCAAGAGCATCCAGTGCTTTGTTGATATGCTCAAACAGAATGACCGTCTCTGCCCTGCATTCACGAATGGATTTGAGAAACGCTCTCTCTGCTGACATGTTGTAGAGGTCTGCATTCTCTACCTGCGACACCTCGCTGACCGCCTCTCTGATGTATCTCTGCATCTCGTTGTAATTCTCAAGATACAGATAGGTTTTGTCGATGGCTGTCGCCTCTGTCTGTTCTGTCATCTTCTCACTTTCCTCTTTCTTCTCATAGGCAGTCCGTGCATCTTTCGCCAGTTGTTTGATTCCGTCCTCGCCTTATATCTTGCCTGTGCTGCTACCGCATAGGCGAAAGCATCCGTTGCGTCCTGCCTCTTGCTTTTCGGCTCTCCTCCGACCGTCGCCTTGTCTGCTGCCTGCTGCACAATCTGCTCAATCTCTTTCTCACTCTTTCCGGATGCCTTGAGACCGCAGATGATGCTTTTCATTCTTTCAATCCATCCCATCGAATCGCCTCCTCCCTGTGTGCCTAATTGAAAGGGAGTTCTTCGTCGATTCCGTCCGGAATGTTCATGAATCCATCTCCATCTGTCGGATATGGCGAGGACTGCTCCTGCTGACTGCTGCCGGATGCGTTTCCTTTGCTTTCTGCGAACTCCTGCTCCTCGATGACCACGTCAGTGGTATAAACACGTTGACCGTCTCTGTTTGTGTATGACCCTGTTTGAATCCTGCCGGAAATCGTGACTTTCGTGCCTTTTCTGAAATATTTCTCTGCGAACTCTCCTGCTCTGCCGAATGCCACGCAGGAAATGAAATCGGCTGACTGCTGCCCCTCGCTCCTGCTGCCTTTGCGGTCAACTGCTAATGTGTAGCGAGCGACGCACATGGATTCCTGCGAACTGTTCGCCTGTGTATATCGTGATTCGGGGTCTCTTGTCAATCGCCCCATCAATATGACCTTATTCATGAACGAGAGCCTCCTTTGTCATCTTTCTCTTTTCCCATCTGCCCGAACGCCTTGACCAGTTCCACCAAAAAGGCAATCAGTACCACCAACACAATCAAGCCGACCACAATTCCGATTCCGACCATTATCATCTCAAAAATCGCCATTTCTTTCCCTCCTCTATGCGTGATTATTGAGTTCTTTTGACAGATGCAGGAATTTCTCTTTGAACTCCTCATTGCTGCCATTCATGCAGGTCTCGAACATGTCCTCATAGAGTTCTGCATTCTCCACGATGAAACGCTGTTGTCCGACCGTGTATCTATTCTTGAAAAACTGCTCTTTGTATCCCTCAAGGATGACCGTCCACGCCTCTCTCTGTTTTCCATCCACATCCGGATATTTCGAGAGCATCCGGTTCACCACCTTGTCGATTGCGTCCGAGATGACCTTTTTCCAGTCCGGACGACCCTCTGTCAGTAGAAACTCAATATCTGCGAACGAATCTCCGGCAGCGATTGCGATGATTCTGATTTCTTTCTTTCCTTTGGCAGATTCAAGAATCAAATCCTCGTCATACGCTGCACGATAGTATTTCAATTTCTCCTCAAAATTCTCGGTCGGATTGATGATGATTTCCGGACGACTGCTGCCCTCTGTCTGAATCCCGACCCCGATATATCTCGCATGTTCTGCGATTGCCTTTTTGAATATCTCTGCAAATTCCTTTTTTCTCAATTCCTGTCCTCCTCCCTTACGATGCCATCACTTTGGCAAGCAGGCTCTCATATAACGCCTTGTATGTATCACGTTCCGTCTGAATGCGAATAATATTCTCTGACGGTGATTCTGCTGCCACTCTCGTCTTTTCCTCGACGTACACCGCTGCATTCTGCTCGATTTCCTCAATCTTCTTTTCATGGTCAGAAATCATCACCTCAATTTCTTCCTTGAGGCTTTTGATTTCCTCCTGTTGCCTTTTGATTGTTTCATTGTACTGTTTGGATGTCTTGATTCCGGCATCCAGTGACAAGGAAATCATGAGAGCGATGTCAATGTTCTCCATCTCTTTGTCGGTACACTGCCCGATATAATTTCCAACCCTCTCAACTGCTACCGAATGAACCTGCTCACATAAAACTGTGCTGATTCTTCCTGTCGACCGGATGACGCAGTGTGTCGGCAGGTCTGTCTTTGGCTGTGTTGTCAAATATACCACCTCGATGGTGTTGCTGTTCTCATTGTTCCGGTCATTGCTGACCACTACTGCCGGACGGTCTGTCTGCTGCTCACTGCCGTGAACTGCCCCCCCCTCGGCTGATATAGAATATCTCTCCTCGCTTTATGTCTGTACCGCTCATTTTGTCTCCTCCTGTTCTGCTTTGCTTATCTCATGCGGTTCTGATTCTTTGATGAACCGTTCGTCTGCCGGATTCCATTCTCGGATTTTTATTCCGTTCATCAAATCACCGAAACTCGATTCCCCTCCTGCTTTTTTGTCCTCGTCATCTGCCATGATTAGCAAATTCTTTGAAATCGCCATCAACATGATTCCCCTTGCGATTTTAGGTGTTTCGTCTCCGAATTTGATGACAAGGTTTTTCTCCTCGTCTCCGTCCGTCAAAATCCACGCCTTTTCTATGTTCTCATTTCCCTTGAGTTGCTCTGTGAAAAACGGTGTCAAATCTGTCGCCTGTTTCATTTTCATCCTCACCACCTTGTCAAAGTATTCCTCTGCCTGTTTGATTGCAGGCTCGCATCTGTATCCGGTGCAGGTGTGCAGGTGAGACCCGATGCAAAACCTGCATGTGTTGAGCCTCACCCATTCCTCTCTGTCCTGCTGCCGTGTCATTCTATTCCTCTACCCTCGACGAATGCGACCGCTTTCTCCACTGTGATGAAATCATCTCCGTCCTCGGTGTATCCGTCACAATTTGCTTTGATTTCCGCACATATCTGTTTGATGTCCACATTCTGCAATGGTTCATCTGATTCGTTCAACAATCTTGTCGCCATGATACAGAATCCGTCCTCAAGACCAGTAAAATCATCGAGCAGGTATGTCACGAGAACTCTCACAATTCTGCCTGTGTTCTTTCCATCCTTGAACTCCATCATCTCAAGGATGTCGCCCTTTTTATATCCTCTGTCATTCTTGCGGAGTTCAAAACTCTTTTCTCCGCTCAATACCTCCTCAAAGAATGACGCTCCGAGACGAATCTTGTGAATCTTCTGACCGTTCTCTCCGGTCTCACTCGGAATCTGTTCCATCTTCTCGGCATCTGCCATCTCACGGAGTTTCTTTGCTGTCTCTTTGTCAATGGCATCTTGCTCCTCGGAATATTTCTGCTCGTCTGTCTTGTATGCCTCTGCTCTGTTCTTGTACTGGTCGCACTTTGTGCATGTTCCGGTCTTAACATTGCAAGTCTCATATTCGGTGCAGGAATAACAGAGAGATGTGATTCCCTCCGGATGAGGTGTCTCATAATCGTCGCCCGCTCTTGCCTCCGGAGGATTCATGCCGTTTTCTTCCGTGTCGGATTCTGACACCTGCTGCCCTGCTGCTTTCGCCTCTTTCATGTCTTTCACTTCTTTGTGTGTCAGTTCTCCGGTCTCTGAAAATTTCCCCAGTGTCTCACGCTGTTCATCCTCCGTCATTCCGCTCAATTCATAAGCTGCGGAGAATGTGAGGCGTTCTTTCTTGAGTTCCTCTTTCCATTCCGGAATCAGATTGTTATTGATTGCCTCAATCTGTGCAATCTTTGTTTTGCTCACATGCAGCATTGAGGAAATCACATCCCTCAATCGTCCGGATTGCAGGTCATATCCCTTGATTTTCTTTCCTGCTGCTTTCATACGCTCAAGAGATGCCTTGAGGCGTGTTTCCTCCTCAATCATGTCGGAAATGGTCTTTGAACGGTATGAGTTGGCGATGATAATTTCAACCTGTTCCTCGTCATCGTCCTGTGGTGTGGTCAATTTACTGGTTGCAAGTTCAAAATCTTTATACCCCTTTGATACGAGGTATTTGAGAGCCTCCCACCGTCTTTCACCTGCGACGATTCTGTATTCGCCTTTTTCGCACGGTGCATATACAAGTTCGAGGTTCTGTTTCAAACCGGACAGGAGGATGTCTCCTGCCAGTTCTTCGATGTCTGCAACACTATAAAAATTCATGTCGTTGCGGTACATCTTGAAAATTGAAATGTCCTTTGTGCGGAATCTTGCTCTCGGAGATTCGTCAATCCCTGCTTTGCTGTTCTTGTTGAGTGCGTCTTTCACGCTGAATCCTGCTGCCATCTGTTCACCCTCCTGTCATTACTCTGTGAGTTTCTGTTTTTTTGTCTCGGTACGTTCGACGTTGATTTCGCCC